GAAAACTATGTGCGAGGGATTCAAGGAAATGATGGCGGATGCTTTCCACATCAAAATCATCAAATGCTTGATGAAGGAACAGCCGCAGAATATTAAACTTTTTTCTCCTCTATATGTTTTCTATTCCTTATGCCTTTGGGAATATTGAGCTTGGCAAAGCCAAGCTGTATATAGGAGAATTTTTATTTAATTCCATTTAATAGTGGGAAACTTTTTATGGATGAGGCGTGATAGCAATGACTGTTATTTCTTTTTTTCCCGGTCCATAATACCAAAATATTCGATAAGCTCCTGGTGTATTATTTTGAGCATAAGACTCAAAAATTTCTTCCCCATTGGATCCTTCCATCTCGCTGTATTTATGTGTGTTTAAAGAAGGATGTCTTAAATTTTCCGTCATAAATTTAAGACTTTTAAGAACAGCTTTTGCAATAATTACTTTGGATTTATCATTTTTTAATGCGTCCATATCCAGATCAGCTTCTTCGGTAAACGATAGTTCATATTCATTCTGTGTCATTTTCTAGGTATTTCTCCAGTTGATCGAGTTCTTTTGATGATACTTTTCTAACTTTACCTTCTTTCGCTTGCTGAATCGATCTAGACATTTTTTCTTTGAATTGTGCTTTTTTATAAGCATCCATTCCCAATATCACTAAATGATGCATAAAGTCTTTGATATGGATTCTGGATTTTACACATTCTGTTTTGTATTCTATATGCTCAGCAATTGGTACATCAAAACTAATTCTTACTGTTTCTTCTTTCATAAGACCTCCTTTGCTCTTACCTTAATTATAAACTATTCTAGAAAAATAGGCAAGTATCAAAATATCTAAAGAGGAAAATATCTTATTTGATCTTTCACTTGAAAAAAAATCCTGAACGTATTAATTTTTGAACGTTTCTCAACAAAACAATAGCCCTATCTTAGAATAGGACAGGCCTGAAAGTATATTATATGCATACCCCGCTTTCACATTGTGATTGCGGGGTTTTTTATTCGATATCTATTCAGATTTATCCTTGATCTTAGCAAGTTTTTGATCAGCATATTCCTTTAATATTATTTCGCAACGTGATCAGTATCCATAATGCTTTACTCTCATTTCTTTGATTTTATCACCATTAAGTTTGCCTGCCTCTCCCACACGTTTAATACCCATTGCTAAATATCTAAAAGCATCTGCACCATTTGAATAACGATCATGAAGGGGTTGATCATAATATACTTTTAAAGCATCATTCCATTTCTTTCGGTAAAAGTCTAAACAATCGAGACCAGCCTTGCAATTTCTTTGATCAAAGATGCAATGGGGAAGAATATTTCTTACTAACTGTATTCCTGATTCAACAGTTTCCGCTTTTAAAACCGTAACATTATAACCAAATCTATCTGCCACTTGAGTTCTTTCATCAGCATTATTGCCCCATTCTCTATTCTTCATATCATGAGGGAAATAATGCATTCCCCAAATGGCTTTATGCTTAGTTTTCCAATCATCTAAATAAGAAAAATAATGCTCTGCTCCTGTTCCGGAGTTTTCATAATAATGCAATAGATGAATATTTCCATTCTTTGGCAATTGAAAAAGCCAAATAGAAGTGCTGTCGCCTACTCCGATATCCCATGCAGTATGAACAGGCAAATCAATATTATGATTGATATTAGTAATTCTATCTTCATTTCTTGCGGCTTGAATATATTTCCCATAATATGATCCCTCTGCTCCCCTTTCAAAGCTGCAAAAATATTCTTGTTGGATAAAGTCTTCTGGTATTCCTTCCGATCTTTTTTGATCTATGAAACTCTTTTCGAATACACTTGTATCTTCAATAGTCAAAAGTTTAGAAAAATATGTTTCTGGATGCAATTTTGCATGATTATATAGGTGATAGAAATGATTTTGTCCGTTAGGAGTACTTGCAAATATCACGGTGCCATTATTTTGAGTTAAACGAGGTTCAATCGTATACCAACTTTCGGGGTCCATGAATGCATATTCAGAGAGTATAACAAAATTGGGGTTCATTCCACGCGCTCTATTAGCGTTTTTGCCGTCGACACCCATAAGACAATAAATAGATCCATTGATAAGCTCTATAGTCATTTCGCTTGCATTCTTGTATTTGATCAATTCTTCTGGGAAATGCTCAAGATAGCCCACTACATTGCCATCATCAGTACCATGGTTTGACTTCCAGATAGCCCTTTTAGCTTGTGAATAATTTGGAAAGCAATGCAGATAGACTCCCCTTTTTGTCGCAGCTTCTCTGATAAGGTAATTAAGTGCCAAAAGATCTTTACCACAACCGCGATGAAGACACCATACGTGTTTCTTCATCCCCTTATCTAAAGCTTTTAGCATGGGAATTTGATAGGAGCGAGGATTGAACTTATATGGCAAATTTATATTCACAAGATAACCGAGATACAATCGATGATCATGATTCTTCTATTTTTTCGTAATATTGAGGTGTTATATTAATGATAGCTTTTTTATCATCATAATCGGAGTCAAAATCCCAATTATGATTGCGTTTCAATATAGCTTTAGACATAGGGAAGAAAAACTTTTTTACTAAAGATCCTTTTATAATTTTGGATTCTTGTTTCTTTTTTGCAATTTCTAAAGCTCCTCGAAACCTTTCATTCTCTTCTGCCCATTTTGACATAAAATCAGGATTGATATTTTTATCTAAACAAAAGTCATTTAGCCAAATACTTTTTGGATCATTAATCCAAATTTCGAGTTCTTCGGCAAACTTTTCTATTTCTGCTTGGTTGTATTTTCTCGGTCTTCCACCTTCTCCATTAACATTATAAGGAGGGTGACCTTTAGGAGCTGGCATTATAATTCATATCCGCAGTTAGGGCATTTTTTTTCTTCTTTAGAGTTTTGTTTAGTTTGTTTTTCATCATCAATATCAATTTCGAGGTCTTTTTCATCGAAACCAACTTCGATCAACATATCGATTTCAAACTGATCGGCGAGTATATCATAGTCCCAGTCACCTGAATGTTGGTTATCGATTAGCATTCGCCTTTTCATTTCTTCTTCATCTAATTCTTCAACGATACAGGGAACTTTTTTCCATCCTAATTGTTTAGCTGCTCGCACTCTTTGAGATCCTGCATATATTTGCATCTGATCATTATTTTTATTTACTAGGATAGGGCGACAAGTTAGAAAGCCAGGATCTTTCTTTACGGATTCGCAAAGCTTTTGCATTGCATCTTTGCTTATTGTACGAGGATTAGACTCCAAAAACGTGAGTTGATCTATGTCAATATGTTCAATATCTTTCATCTAAATTTCTCATAAGGATATTTTTTGGTGTAACGCATGTAACAGTGTTTCTGTGTCTTTTCCTTCACAACTTAGCATATGATTTACATCAAAATAGATATGAATGCCACTTTCATCTTTGTGAATGAATCTGACTGCTTCCATATTGATGAGATAAGTTTTTCCATTCCAATTTAATTTAAAATATCTAGCTTGAGGCTTTTCGCTATCTAAAATATAATTTTTAAGGATAAATATCAAGACTGCTATTTTTAAAAGCAATGCAAAAATGATGAAATATATCATGTTATTTTCCCTTTTTTTTAGGCTTTTCGCAGTATTCGCAAGCTAAATCTCTTTTTTTGTCTAGTTTCAAAAGATTCGAAAAGCCTTTATCGACTGTTTTTTTTACCAATTTTTTTACTTCTTTAATTTTTTTATCCATATTTCCCTTATAGGTATTTTCTTAGACCATTGCGCATTAGTGCCAGATCAATTTTATTTAACTTGTTCATACAAATGAATACTGACTTTTGGTCATGAACGATTTCATTATTTGCTAGCTTTACAATCTCATTCCACTGCTTTTCGATTTGAAATTTTTCTTCGATCAGCCTTTGAATAAGATCGATTTTACGGACCATTATTTACGTTTATTCATTTTTTTTATCAATTCAGCTAAAGCTTTTTCTGCATCTTCTTTAGTGTGATAGATTTCACTAACTGTACGGCTATTACTTGGCGAAACAACAACGAAAGCTTCAATGACGAAACCGTAGCTTTTTCCGTCTTCACTGCTTATATAATCTTTCACTTGTATTTCTGAGATTTTATCGCAATTGATATAAGATGGATATTTTAACATTGCATCATGACATTCTAGAAACATTTGACTTTCTCCTTTTTTTGGTTTCTTTTTTTCTTGGCGCTCGAGGCGTTTCAGTGCTATTTTTATACTGAAGCCATTTTAGTAGAGTAGCTTTAGGAAATACCATTTTCTTGTACCCGAGTCTAAGATGAGGGGGTGCTTGTCCTCTTTTTACTGAATGCGAAACATCACTTGCAGATTGATATAATCCTAAAGAGACGAGATCAGTAGGGCTCAATAGCATAGGATAAGCTTTATCTATGAAATTAAACAGTTCTGATAATACGATCATATTATTTTTTCTTTTTTGGGATTTTTTTTCCGGCTTTTCTAGCTTCGCTCAAAGCTATTGCAACAGCTTGTTTGCGATTTCCTACAATCGGTCCTTTCTTCGAACCACTATGAAGTTTTCCTTCTGAATATTCCTTCATGACTTTTTCTACTTTTCTTGCTTTTTTCATTTTATACCTCTTAAAAATTGATCACTTTTTTCATCTTGTTTTTGTTCATATTTAATTTTATCCGGTACGCGGTTGCAAAACCACGGGTGGTTTTTCATATTAGCTTTTCGAGGTTTCCTAGCGAGGAAGATCTCGATGGGATTTTTTTTGCTCATGGCTTAACCTCTCTATTTGTTTTTGTATTTGTTGCAATGTTGCTTTGGCATTTATTAAATCAT